GCCGCGCGGGCCGCCGAAGCCTACTGGACCGGCGCCGCCGGCGCCCGTGCCTGTGGCACCGGTCGGAGAGAGCCAGTTATATTGCACCAGGCCGGTTGGACCGGTCGGACCCACTGGACCCGATGTACCGGTAAGACCGAGTGGGCCTGTAGCACCGGTCGGGCCCGTTGAGGCCGTCGCGCCAGTTGGACCCGTGTTACCTGTGCCCGGACCATACGATGGACCGGTGGGGCCAGTGAAAGCGTTCGGACCGATCAGGCCAGTTGGACCCGTGTTGCCGGTCAAGCCGGTGGCACCAGTAAGACCCTGAGGGCCGGCTGGGCCAGCCTTGCCGGTGTAGCCAGTGACACCGGTCGGGCCGGTGAAGCCGCCGTACGGTCCAGCTGGACCGAATGGGCCTACCCAAAATCCAGTGACGCCGGTTGTGCCGGTGATGCCGGTCGTAACCCACTGCCGCGTACCGCCGGTCGGACCGGTCGGGCCGGTATAGGTAGCCGGGCCAGTCAAGCCTGTCTGACCGACCGGGCCAGTGGCCTGATTGTTGTTGATCACATTCACGACTTCGTAGAGGACGATACCAATCTGGTTGTCGTCGTACGTGTCCTGCGGATCCAACAGTGGGTTTTCAATGTTCGTGGCCATTTGTTATCCCGTCGAAATCTGTGGAAAAGTCGCGTTCCACCACATCTGACCGTACGAGTGCGGGTCAGTAACCGGCAGGAAAAGGATGCCTGGATAGGAACCTGTTGCGCCGACCGGGCCGGTGACGCCTGTCGGACCAACGGGGCCTGATGTTCCCGGGATGCCAAGCGGCCCCGTCACACCGGTTGCACCTGTGGGACCGAGAGATCCCGTCGGACCTGTTGGTCCGGCAGAAGCATTCGAACCGACAGGACCGGCGGGGCCGGTCGAGCCAGAGACGTTACCAGCGATGCCAACTGGGCCTTGGCTACCCTGAGGGCCAACATAACCCGGAGGGCCCAGTAGTCCCACGACTCCAGCGGTTCCAGTACTGCCAGTCAACCCGGTCGCTCCAATGGGGCCCGGTTGACCACCAGCTGGCCCAGTAGGGCCCGTTAGTGTGCCTGCGGGACCCGTGGGGCCGGTAGTTGATCCAATGCCTGTCGGGCCCGTGGGGCCTGCATAACCCGTCAAGCCAGCGCTGACACGGTTGACCACCTGTCGAAGAACAGAACTGATCTGATCGGCGTCAATATTTTTGATCGCCGGGATCGGGCCATCTGATTGAAACTGAACTGCCATCTTACGTCCCCGGTCCGACTGAGCGCGTCAGGAATAGCGCCTGGTTGATGCCGTCGCTGCCACCGGTGATGCCGGTCTGGTTCGGGTTGAACCAAATCTGGCCAGTGTTGCCTGGGCTCGACCACGGCGGCACGCAGAGCATATACGTTGGGCCACCTGAAACTAGGAATGGAAGGTTGATGCCGGTCGGGCCGGTCGGGCCTGTGCAGCCTACCGCGCCGATGATGCCTACGATGCCGGTGATGCCGGTGCCGCCAGTCGGGCCTGTAAGGCCGAGTGGACCAGCTGGGTTGTAACCTTTCGGGCCTGTCGCCCCCGTGCCTGCGCCGGTCGGTCCTGTGTTGCCGGTGCCACCGCCGGCGACGCCCTGCGTGCCCATGGTGCCCTGGTTGCCGAGATTACCGGTTGCGCCGGTGGGGCCAGTGTTACCGGTCGGGCCAACGGGACCCTGATAGCCGATGCTGCCGAAGCCGCCGGTGCCCGAACCAACGGGACCAGTGGGGCCAGCTACAGCCGAACCAGCTGGACCGGTTGGACCAGTTGCTGGGCCAGTTGGACCGGTGTTACCAGTTGCCGTGCCAGTGGGGCCGGCCGCCAATGCGGCGACGACCTGCGCCAAAATAAGGCCGCGCTGGCTGTGATCATAGTTGAAACTGGAAGTAATCGTCATGCGTATATCCTGGCCGGGATTACCCGTTGGACATTAGAGCTTCTGTGTTACGCTTTCGTTAACACGCCAAAAGGCCTTTGGCATGCGAACGATGAGGTCCGGCGGCAGGACAGCCGTGCGGGGCTCAAGCGTCACTTTCGGCTGAAGAACGTGTAGCCCCGGCGCGCCCAGCACGCGATCAAATTCGGTGGTGCCGGGCACCTGCTTGATGTTGTTGAAATCGTACTCGAACTGTTTCAACCCAAGCCATTCATGGAGCCGAAACATTGTCTCACGCGGTTTCCGTGCCAGCAAGGTGTACTCGATAAGAAGGAGGCGTGCACGCTCCGGCCCGTAGAACGCATCGTGCAAAGCGTTCAGCGCATAACCAACAACGCCCGTAGGCTGAAGCAAAATGGCGACGCGCTCATAAACCGTGGCCTGAACATCAGATTGAATCATCACGCTGGCTACCAGGGGGTTCTTGCGGAACAGCCGCTCAAAGCTGTCAACCACATGCGTCGGCTCGCGCACACAGCAAATGATCTTCGAGTCTGGGAACACCTTTGCGATAAGTGATGCATCGGCGCACCAGCGGCGGTGCGTGTCAAAAATTACCTTGTCCAGGTGCTTTTCGTAAAACGCGTCGAATACAGCCTCAATGACCGCATGACGCTGCGCGTCGGTCCACATAATGTGGGTTTCATTTCCCGGGCTGAACGCAGAGCGAATAGCTGAGACGACTGGTCCCAGCGGACTGATAATGTCCGCATAAAAGTCCGGATTCTGATTGAGTATGCTCGCGAGCAGCGTCGAGCCACTCCGCGGCAGGCCAGAAATGAAATGGATCATCCAACTCCAGGGGATATGGGTTTGGCCGCATTAGGCCCAGGCGTGTTCCCTACCACATTTGCCGTAGTCGGGCCAAGCCCATGCGCCGCCTGCGGCGACGGTTGCGCTCCAGACGCCTGACGGGCGCCCTCCTGCACTGGCGACAAGCCACCCGGATGCGCGGCGGCGGCAGCGTCGGCGCCACCCCCCTGCAACATCGGCTCACCGGCGGAACCCGGCGGAGTGCCGATATGAGCCGGCGGACCTTCGGTCATCCCCTCGTGCGGCGCCAAGATGCCAGCGGTGAGCTCGGACGTGATCTTCTGCACGCCGATCCCGACGCCCTTGTTGACCGCCTCGGTGATCTGCTTCTGCAGTGGACCGGCCGCCTGGGCCTGTTTATCAGCCTGCTCCATCTGATCTAGGACCTCGTCAGACGGAACCACATCCTCACCAGGAAGACCAATACCTTGAGACACACCGCGAAGGACAACTCCGCGACCCTTAATGCCTGTGATCTTAAGATCGGTCGGGTTGTTGGTCGCCGATAAGAACTCAATCTGTCGTTGGCGAAGCGTCTCGCGTTGGACAGCCACGTCGACACCCTGGACACTGATTTTCTCCTCGCCAGTGAGCAAGCCCGTCGTGTCGGTGAGCATGATCATGTCGGTCAGGTTCAGCAACAACGGCTCGAAAACGTCGCGGTCAATGTTGGCCGACACTGTCTGCAGGATTTTGCTCGCGTTGCCCATCAGCATTGCAAGGCCCGAAGCAGTACGTCCCGCTCCGCCAGCACCAGCTTGCCCGCCCACGTATTTCGGTATCGCGGAGACATCGTCCGCAATGCCGACAAATGCCTGGAACACCTGGATCAGCTGTTCGGCGTTGCTCGTCGGCATGAAGAACGAGATCGGGGGTTGATTGTTGTTGGAGACGGGGTCGTTTCTGACGTGCCATCGTTTCCATGGGTACATGTCCTCCCCTGTTTCGTCAGGGGAAAGTCTGTCATCATTGACCACCACCTGGGGTCCAGAAGCAATCGACAGGTTGTTAACCAGAGCACGTACAGTGGCATTGGCGATCTCCTGAACATCCTGCAGCATGTCAGTGAGGCCGTTTCCGACAGGCGTACCAGGCACTTTCTCGAAGCTCGTGATGTAGTAGTTGTGACGCTGCCGCGGGCTCGGGGAGAGCTGGGCCTTGATCACGTGTGCGCCGATGCTCCACACGTTCACGTAATAATCGCGAAGCGGGTCCGGCACAGCGAGGCCGTACTGCTGCAACATCACACCTTGCACGTGACCGGTGAAGGCCATCATGGAGAGCAGGCCCGACCGGTTCCAAGCCGGATTTTCTCGGCTCTCAAGCACCGCTCGCTCAGCGTCTGTCGTGTCCCAGTTATCGTACAGGCCGCCGGCGCCGTACTCGGTCAGGACAGCGCGGATCTCGTCGACATTGTAGCCAGGCAGGTCGAGCAGGTCGTTCAAATTCGAGCGCGTGATGCGCAACTTCTCGATGATGTTCGCGTCGGCGATGTCGGCTACACCAGGGGTAAACCAAATATCGAACGGTGACACGCGGTACCATGTGAGTTTAGGTGTCTGGTCGATCGTAGGCTTACCACCGCCGGTTGGCCACTTAACAGTTGGGACAATCTTGACCTCAGGTCCCTTGATACACGCAAAAGGAAAATTCGGCAGGTCGACGATGAACTCAGCCATCGCATGGTAGAAACCTCCCTCGCGAAGCAGGTCCTCAACTTTGTCGCCGCTGTCACGCGCCTGCTGCGCCGCCTTCTTTTTTGCGGCGTCGGTGGCGGACTCGAGCAGCGCGGTCTTGCGCTTCTGCACGTCAGACGGGTTAGCGGGCTTCCCCTGGGTCTGCTGGATCTGCTGGGCCTCGCCCTGCATCAGCTGGTCGATCGACTGCAGGATCTCCGGCGGGATCTCCGGGTTGCTCGACGGCCGAATGGTCCAAGGGATATCGGC